ATGAGAAACAAAATCAGCGCCCCGGTCCCATGGCGCAAAAGCATCGAAGGGTGGACTGACACCCTCAAGGCGGCCGGCCTATCAGCACAGACAATCAAAAGCCGTCGATACAAGATGGTGCATCTCGCGGCGCTGCTCATGCCATCGGGTCCCGAAGACGTGACCACGGAGCAGATTGTGCAGGCGTTCGCACGGCAGCAATGGAAACCGGAGACGCGCAAGGCGTACCGGAACACGATTTCGTCGTTCTTTCGATGGCTGCATAAAAGCGGCCGGCGAGCCGATGATCCGAGTCTGGACGTGCCAAGGGTGAAGAAGCCGCACGCGCATCCCAGACCATGCCCGGACCGTTATATCGCTGCGGCGATGGAGATGGCCACGCCGTCGGAAAAACTCATGGTCCGGCTCGGAGCCGAGTGCGGGCTGCGGCGCGGGGAGATCGCCCGCGTCCATAGCGATGACGTGGTGGCCGATAGCGCCGGCCATTCGCTGATCGTGCGCGGCAAAGGCGACAAGCAGCGTATAGTGCCGTTGCCGGATGATTTGGCCGGCATCATCATGGACGCGCGTGGCTACCTGTTCCCTGGCCGGTTCGGCGGTCATGTGGAGGAGTCCTATATCGGTGACCATATCAGCCGCCTGTTGCCTGACGGGTGGGCCGCGCACACGTTGCGCCACCGGTTCGCTACCACGGCCTACGCCGCCACACACGACCTGTTTGTTGTCGCGGAACTGCTCGGCCATGAGTCTGTGGAGACCACGGAGCATTACGTGGCCATGCCGGACGGCCGTCTACGAGAGGCAACGGCGGCCGTCAGACTTGACGTTTAGGCCGCGTGGCGTGCCGAGAGCCGTGCTTTCTTGGTGCGAGCCTGCTTCGTCACGTCGTTGTCCTTCCAGTAGCACCAGATGGCGCTGCCGGCTGTCCATGCGAGGCTTACGAGCTGCGTGATGGTCGTGTCATCGATGTTGAGCACCGGATGGCCGAACATGGTCAGTGCCTGGTTGACAAGCGCAAGGAGCAGCACGAGGAATCTAGATATTGTGCCGCCGTCGATTCTCGGCGTCGTGGTCTCGGCGTCGTCATCGGTGGCGGCCTGTATCTGCGCGGAGACCGGCATCACGGTTACTTCCGTTGTGCTGGTCGCTGGGAGTCGGTTTTCAGTCGTGTCGGTCATTTCGTGGTTCCTTCCAGCTTGCTGATTTTTTCGGACAATTCGCTGATCTGCTGCTGCTGCGTCTCGATGGTTTTGGTGAGCTGTTTCAGCATTCCGGGGATCTCGAAGCAGATTGTGTTGTAGATGTTGCCGCCCGGTGCCGATCCCTTGTAGCTGTATTGCATGATGCTGTCTCTGATGCGTTTTGGCAGTTCGTAGTTGAGCAGGTTGTACATGTTGCCGCCCGGTGTGGCGTTCTTTCCGTTGGGCTTGTAGGCCCAGTTCCATACTTCATCTCCTGCGTTGAACATGGTTCCTCCTTCGAGTATCTGATTTGCTTTGTCGATGATCTGCTTGTATGGCAGGCCGTTGGGCGCGAGGTCGGGGCAGGCGAGGTGGTCTGTGCCTGGGATCTCCCGGTGTAGCCATACGTTGCCTTTCAGCCCGTCGTGCCACAGTTTCGTCCACCCGTACCTGCGCGCGATGTCGGCGCAGAGGCGCGCGCTTGCGTCGATGCACTCCTGGGTGCAGACCGCACCGTTGGCCATTCCTCCCTCATGCTCGATGCTGATGGTCGAATTGTTCGATGCGTAGTTCGCGTCGGAATAGCTGCCGTCGAGTTCCGACACGTATTGGTGGATCTCTCCGGTCGCGCCGATGCCGTAGTGGGCCGAGGCACGGCTTGACTGGCTGGCGAACGTGGCATCTGTGCCGGCGAGGTATCCGACCATGATGTGCAAAGTGATGTGCGTGACGCCGTAGCCGTTGCGGCCCACGTAGTGGTTCGGGCTTCCTTTCCAGATGATGTCGCTCATGTTGGCTCCGTCCTAGTCGTTGAAAAGGTCTTCAGGTGGTTCCGGTGGTGGTGGTGGGGCGCGGCGGTAGATGTGGTCGATGAGTTGCCGGTTGTATTGCCAGAGGCGTTGGTTGTCGGCCTGCATCTTCTGTGCGAGCCTGTAGGCTTCCATCTTGTTCTTCGCGGCGGCCGAGAGGGTGGAGACCAGTGCGCCGACTACCGCGCCGACCGCGCCGACGATGGCGATGACGAGATCCGTCACGCGTCGGGCTCCGTGTAGATGTAGACGATCCAGACGTTGAGCGCGCTCGTGTTCGATGCGCCTTTGCGTACGATGATCTCGGATGGTGTGACCGTGACTTCTGAATGCCAATAGGTGTCGGTGGCGAGGTACGGTTGGAGCGAGCCGCCTTTTCCTTGGGTGATGACGCGGTAGTCCAGTAGGCTGTAGATGCCGAAGCCCGGTGGGGTGCGCGAGTTGTTGGTCAGGTTCTTGTATTCTCGGACCTGCATGCAGATGCGGCGGCCGTCCACCCATTTGCGTCCGGTGTAAATCCGCGAGTTGAGTCTCCAAGTGCCGTTCCATGGCATGTCGGCTGTTCGGGTCTTGACCCATTGCGCGCCGTCCCACACATATGGGCCGTTGTCGTCGTTGCCGCCGGTGACGAAACCTGTTTGGCCGATGACGCCGGTGATCTGCCGAAGGGCTTCGAGGGTGGTCGCGACGGCCGGTTTGACGCCTTCCGGCGTGGTCCTCCGGTCCACTTGGTCAAGCGCCTTCTCGAACGTGTCGGCCATGCTCTTGAACGAGTCCGGCGCGGTTGATACGAGGTCGGAGCCTTCGGGATACGAGAGGCCGTAGATTGGTGTTGTTGCTGTCATTGTGTTCCTTCCTTTTCGGCGGTGGGCGAAGAAGTGTCGATGATCTGGATCATCGAGAGGTCGCAGATGTGCAGGTCGAGCTGCTGCCAGCTGAGGCCGGATGGCAGGTCGGACCATGTGATGCGGTTTGTCAAGAGCGGTCGAAGCGCGGCGAGCGTCGCTTCCTGGGTGAGTGTCGGTTTGCCGTTGCGCCACCGGTATGAGAGCGTCCCGCCGATGGTCGTGATGGGGCCGGTGAAGGACGGTCGGCCGTCTGAGCCGGTCAGGGCCGACGCCTTGGCCTTGACGATGATGAATGGGCCGGATGGGCTTGCCTTGTACAGCCATGGCCGTCGTGCCGGGTCGATTCGCGTGCTGTTGAACGTCACTGTCTCCGTGACCATGCGCAGGTCGTGCGATTCGAGCCATTGCGCGATGTTGGCGCGGTCGGTGTCGCTGACGTTCGACGTGGCCCCGCTGTTCCACACGCCGCCTGAGTCATCGATTGCGAGCATGTCGGAATCGAGGGTGAGGCTCTTCTGCATGGCGGTCAATTGGGAGGGCAGACGGTTCTGGTCTCCCATCGTGATCTCGACGTCATCGAACGAGAGCTTGCCGTTGTCCGATTTGACGCGTTTCGCGTTGATGACCACCTGAGTCAATGGTTCGGTGATGCTCAGATCGGTCGATGCCTCGATGTCGGACGCCGAGAGCGCGTATCGTGTCTCTCCGCCGGCGAGGACGCTGAGACGGCCGTCCGATGACAGGTGCACGGCGATCGGGTCGGCGAGGAACAATGGCCGGAGGCTTGATGTAGCGCCGTCGTAGACCTCATGCCACTGTGGGAGTCGTGGCCCGACGGTGAGCCGGTGCAGCAGGTCGAGCTGCGATGGGTGGTCTGATGGCGTGTATGGCGCGACGCTCGATGGCAGAGCGAGCCCGTCCAGTTGGGCTTCCGGCGCTCCCTGCGCCGAGGCCCTGCGGTTCATCTCCGCGAGGCGTGCCGATGGCGTGCCTATCCAGTGCGCGCCGTCCCATTTCGCGGCCGTGTCTGTCGGTCCTTGGGATTGCAAGCGCTTCCACACGGCCATCCTCGATGTGGCGGAGAGCTTGAGCAGCCACCCGCCGCCGCTGGCCGGTTCGACGCTGCCGCCGGTGGAGACGGTGCCGGCGAACATCGTAGAGGCGGGCGAGTCGGTGGATTCCGGCGAGTCGGGGGAGTAGGCGCGGTGCAGCGAGTCGATTGTGATGCGCAGATCTTCCCAGCCGCCCATCGACGGCTGAAGATCTTGCCATCTGGGTTGATCGGAGAACTGCATGATCACTTTCATGCCGGCCAATGTCAGTGCCTGGCCGGCGAGCCGTCCGGTCTTGTCGCGCAGGGTGAAGGTCATCACGGCAGGTTCGGGCTGTTCGTCGATGCTGTCGCTTCCCCACCGGATAGTGAAAGAGTCGAGGGCGGCGATGTCCTTGGCTGAGTCGTTCACCGGTGTCCAGCCGTTGCCGGTGTCGATGAACATGAAGCACTGCTGCATCATGACCTCCTTGCGTCGTAGTCGGCCAGGAGCCGTTTGATGGCCTTGGCGGTGCCGTCCTTGTCGATGACCTCGCCGTTGATCTCCACGTTCCAGGTATTGACCACGGCTGGCGTGGCCGTGTTGCCCTGGGCGGAGAGGTTGAGTGGCATGGCCGCTAGTCTGCGGTTGGCGCGGCTGATAGCGGTCTCGACGTGGTTGTCGAACCCGTTGTTGAGGCCCTGGGCGAAACCGGTCATGATGGCCTTGCCGGCGGGGATGAGCAGGCGACGGTCGTAGCTGATCGGGCCCTTGTGGGCCTTGATCCAGTCGCCGATGCCGCTGATCCAGCCGGTCACGTTGCTCCACATCGATTTGAGGCCGTTGAGGAAACCGCTGATGATGCTTGCGCCGGCGTTGAACAGGATGCTGCCGGCGTTGCCGAAGAACCCGGCGATGGAGCCCGGCAGGCCGCGGAACCAGCCGACCACGCCGTTCCATGCGTTCCTGGCGCCGTTCGCGGCCGAGCTGAAGATGCCGATGATGGTGGAGCCGAGACCGGAGAAGAAGCCGATGATGCCCTGCACGCAGCCGGACAGGAAACCCGTGAAGCTCGACCATACGGCCTTGCCGGTATTGGTGCAGGTGAAGAAGTAGGTGAGTCCGGCCACGAGCGCGGCGATGAGCGTGATGACCAGCATGATCGGGTTCGCGGCCATGACCGCGTTGAGCAGCGCCTGCGCGGCCGCGGCCAGCTGCATGGCCGTGGTAACGGCGGTGACGACTGCGACGGCTCCGCCGACCGCTGCCACGAGAGGTGTCACGAGATCTAGATTCTGACTGATCCAGTTTCCGGCGGTCTTCAGCCAGCCGCCGACCGTCTGCGCTGCCGTGGCGACGGCGTTGAGCATGTTGCCGAAGGCCATGCCGGCCGGTTGTCCTCCGGTCATGGCGTTCACGACGTTCATGATGCCGGTCCACAATGATTGCAGTCCGGTGCCGACGGATTGCGCGGCCGTCTGCAATGAGGTGAACGCACCGGTGTCCTTGACCTGTGTGAAGAACGTCTGCAATCCCTGCGTGCCGGTCTGCGCGAGGTTTGTGACTGCCGTCGCGGCCGCGTTGATGCCGCCGGTCACGGTCGGCTTGAAGAGGTTGAATGCGTCGGTCAGGCCGCCGGTGACGGCTGCTTCGAGGTTTCCCATCGCGCCTTCGATGGTGCTTGTGGAGGTCGCGGCCTGTTTCGCCACGTCGGTCATGCCGAGGTCCATCAATGCCTGGTTAAATTCGTCGGCGGTGATTTCGCCCTTGGCCATGGCATCCCTGAAATTGCCGGTGAAGGCCCCGTTCTTGAGCATCGCTTCCTGGAGTTTGCCGGATGCGCCAGGGATGGCGTCGGCCAACTGGTTCCAGTTCTCCGTCGTAAGCTTGCCCGCGCCGGCCGTCTGGGTGAGCACCATGGCCACGGAGCCGAAGGTGTCGGCGTTGCCACCGGCCACGGCGTTCAGGTTGCCGGCGGCCTCTGTAAGGCCGGTGTAGTCCTTGATGCCGTTCGCGGCGAGCTGCGCCGTGGTGTTCTGGATGGTGGACAGGTCATACACTGTGCGGTCCGCGTAGTCGCGCGCCGCCTTGCTTGCCTTTTCGACGTTGGCGGTGTCGATGCCGGCGAAGCTCATGGTGTTCATGAACTTGTCGGTGCTGTCCGACATGTTCACCACGTCGCCGGCGAAGCCCTTGACCGTGTCCCACAGCGCGGTCACGCCCTTGACGGCCAATCCGCCGATGGCGCTGCCGAAAGCGGCCGCCTTCGTGGTGGTCTTCTCGAACGCCCTGACGGCATCATCGGCGTTGCCGGTGATGCGCACGCTCATGATCGCGCTGTGTGCCATTGTCAGTCCTTTTGTGTGTCTTCGGTTTCCTTGAGAAGCGCGGCGATGCCGGTGCCCCAATCGGCTTCATCGGCCTCGTTGCGCCATTGCCATGGCGTGCCGCCGAAGCGGCTGGCCAGAAGGAAAGAGAGCCATCCGAGCGAGCCTTGCGGCCACTCGGCTAATCCGTAGGGTTTTCAGTCGCGGCATCCTTGTTTTCGGTGGACTTGGCGATGTCGAAGGACGCCACGGTGTCGAGCCAATGGTCGAAGTCCGGGAGGTTGCGGCCGGCCATGCGGAGAGCGGCGTAAGTGGCGTATGCGCCGGTCCTAACCGGCGATTCGGTGATGGTGCCCCATCCGGCATCGATGGCGTGCGCTTCGGCCTTGCAGGTCGCGCGCATCGTGATTGGGACGATTTCATGCTTGCCGTCGGTGTAGGTGATCTGTGTGCTTGCCATGTTATTTTCCTTTCACTTGCTTCAATGTCTTGCCAATGAAGTCCTTGTAGACCTTTTGCCATTGGCTCTCGGTGGAGGCGACGCCCTGGTTGACGAACAGGCGGGGTTTGATGCCCCTTTTCGGCCACCCGTAGTTGACGACTCCCGCGTAGGGCACGGCCTTGCGGCCGGCGCGGATGACGCCGGCGCGTTTCGTCGCTCCGACACGCAGGCTGCCGGCCAGCCGGCCGGTCTTGCCTCGCGGGGCGAGGTTGCGGACGGCGGGCAGTGCGATCTGCGCGGCCTCGCGGTTCACTTCCTTCAGGTCGTCCATGTCCGCGCCGGCCTTGCGCATCGTCTGCACGAAGCGTTTCTGGCCGACGACCATGAGTGCCTTGTCAGCCATCACTTACCCGAGTAGGCCGTGTGGGCGACGTTCGTGACGGCGAAGCTCAGATCGTTCGTGTTCTTCGATTTGACGTCGCCGCCGATGGCGATTGGCGCGATGGTGACGTTGAAGGTCCACTGGATATTGCCTTTCGTGTTCGGCACGAACTGGGCCGGCAGCGTCTCACCCTTGTGGTCGAAGAGCCAGACGGCCAGACCGTCCTCGCTGAAGTCGTCGCCCACGGTGCCCTCGAACGTCCATGTGGTGGTCGTGTTGGTCTCTTCGGACCCGTCGAGGTAGGTGGTCGGGTCGTCGCTGCTGTTCGACGGATTCAGCTGCGCCTTGGTCAGGTCGGCGCTGAAGTCCCTGCCATTTTCGGTGGCGGTGATTTTGAAGATTCCTGGGCCGAGCGTGCGGATCTTTCCAGTCATGATTGTGTCCTTTCTAATCCAACGGGTTGAGGGTTATGGTGTAGGCGGCCAGGCTGCCCACTCCGGTCAGGTTGAACGTGCTGGGTTTCGCGTCCCGCAAGTTCACCTGGCGGTCGTGCAAGCGTTGCACGCCGTCGGTCAACAGGTCCAAAGCGGCCGCCTGCGTGGCCATGGTGCCGGCTATGAGGTTCACCGTCCAAGTGATGGTCTGCATATGCCAGCCCTCGAACGTGAGTTCCGGCGGGTCTATCAGCACCGCTATTCTGCCTGGCAACGGGCGGGCGTCCTGCGCGTCGATGGTGACGACGCAAGCGAGGTCTCCCATGGCGTCCGTCAGCATGTCCATAAGGGCTTCGCGCTCTCGTGTTACTTGGCTGCTCATGCGATCACCACGCTCCCGGTCAGGATGCCGGCCGCGTTGAGTTTCGGCCACACCGAGCGCAACGGGTCGCTGCTGACCCTGAACGGTTCCAGCGTGCCGTCGCCCACGCTCATGACGCCCAGCCGGGCGTCGCGGCTGTTGTACAGGTCCGCAGCACAACTCACGATGCAATCGGCCAGCACTTCGTCCTTGATGGACGCCGCGCCCACGGCGCTTGCCACATACACCTTGGCGGCGGCCAGCTTCGCGGCCAAGCGTTCATCGTCACCGCTTGGCACGCTCACTTCGTTGCGCAGCTGTGCCAACAACTGTTCGTCGTTCATGGTCACATCCCGGCGGCAGTGAACTTGATAGGCAACAGGCCGTCGGTGAAGGTCGCGGCCACGGCCATGTACCCGTACACCGAATAGTTGTCCACGATGTTCACGGGGTCGGTGTTGGAAAGCTGGGTGGGGCCGCCGCTCTCCCACACGGTGACGGCGGTCGGGTCGATGAACGCGGCGGTGCCGGTCGGGGCCTTCGGCAGCAAGTACACCGGCACGCGCATGAGGTCGCCCACCACGCCGGTGACGTCGAAAGCGCCGATGGTATCCGATCCCTTGCCGGAAATGTCCATGAACCGGTTGCCCGAGTCCTTGAGCTTGATAAGGGCCAGCGCCACGTCCTTGGAAACGCCCAGACGGGTCATGGCCGCGTTCCTATCGTCCATCACCTCGGCGGCGTCAAGGATAAGGCCGGCCCACTGGTCTGTCGTCATGTCGTTCAAAGCGGCCGGAGCCGTGATGTTGTTCGGGTTGTCGGACGCGTCGCGCTGGGACTTGATGAGGTCGTACAGGTAGGTGCGCACGGCGTTTTCGGTGGACTTCGCATAGGCGTTGTTCAGGGCCTTCAGCGCCGTGTTGAGCATGGGGGTGGTGCTGCGCTCGATGGTCTGGCGCGAAAGCGTGGTGTAGCCGCCATAAGTGTTGATGTCGGCGGTCTTGGTGCCGAACTTAACCTTGCCGAAGGTCAGGGCCGCGCCCTCGGCGGTCTGCTTGTCCACGGACGTGGAGTCCTCGCTTACCACGTTGTATTCCATGCTCATACCGGTGGCCGGCAGCGTGTCGCGGGTGAGGATGTTCGTCACCTTGCGGCGCTGTTCGATCAGGCGCAAGTCGTTGGCAATCCATGCCACGGTGTTGCCGGTATCACCGGTAACGATGGCGTCGCGGGTCTGGCGCATAAGGTCGATGGCGGCCGCGTGGTCGGCATTGCGTTCGTCGCTCAGCGCCTTGAGATAGTCGTCGGCGGTGCGGAACTCTCCGCCCAGCTCGGCCGGCGGGGTGGTCTGGATGCCGGCGGCCACGGTGGCCTTGATGCCGCGCAGTTCCTCCCCGAACGCCTCCAAGCGTTCGTTCACGTCGCGCTGTTCGTTGTCGTTGCCCATACTGGGTGCCTCACTTTCATTGTTGGTTGTGATGGTCTGGGAACGCTGACCGGTGATCTCGGCGGCCGGATACGCGGGGATGCCGGTAACGGCAACCTCGAACAGGTCCACTTTGCGGCGGTGTACCTCGGTAACGCCGTCGTCCGAGTCGATAACCCTGTTTTCCACCGGCCTGAAGCCGATGCTGAAGCCGTCGTAGACGCCTTCACGCACCAGTTCGGCGGCCTCGCGTCCGCTTTCGGTGTCGGCCAGCTTCGCCACGACGTGCAAGCCGTCCGCTTCGCTGCGCATGTCGGTCAGCTTGCCGATAAGGTCGCCATGCTCGCGGCTCACCTTCACGGTCTTTCGTGTGCCGAAGTCGCAATCGGGGTCTATCACCTCGGCGTAATCACTGAACAGCGCATATCGCTGATTGAAGGGCACGGCCACGCCCTCCAAGGTCATGCCGTCGCCGGTGTCGCAGGTGTCGCGCAAGCGTAGGCCGGTGACGTTGAGCGTGCGCGCCTCCATAAGCCTTTCGTCATGCTCATTGCTCATTTGCATTGCCTCCAATCGGTTGAATCTGGGCCGCCTGTTCGGGCGTCAACGGCGGCAAGCCCTCGCGTTCGCGCACGTCGTCCACGGTGAGCCAACCGGAACCGATGGCGGTCTTGTAGGCGTTGTAACGGTCGGCCATATCGGCGCGGCGCGAACTATCCCAGTCGAAGCGCACAACGCGGCCACGCGGCAACAGGCCGCTTAACAGTTCCTCAAGCTCTCCCGTATATGCCGCAAGGGTGTAGTCGGCAAACTCAATCCAGCTTTGCTCGATGTTGGAATAGGTAAGGTTGCTGCCGTCCACGGCGGCAAGCATGATGCTGGCCGGGATGCCCAACAGGCGTGCGATCTGGGTGGTGTCGAACTTCTGAGTCTCCAAAAACTGCAAGTCCGCCGGCTTCATATCAAGCGGCACATAGGTAAGGTTGCTGCCAACCACCTTGATGTCGCCGGCCTTGCCGGCCTTGCCCCAATCGTCCTTCGCCTGTTTCGCGCTGTCGGGCGTGATCTTCTGGTCGCTCTTCAGATAGCCCTTCACGTTGGAAGAATCGGTGTAGAAGCGGGCCTTGTAGTCGCGGGCCATCTTCGCGCCCTCCACCTCCTCGCGCGCCGCCGAAATGGGGCCAAGGCCGCGCAACCGGCCGGGAACGTTCAGGAACTTCAGGTGGGTAACATCGTCGGGCGTGTACTCGCGGCCAAGATACGAATAGCGAAGCACCGGCGCGGCGGGGTCGCGGCCATCGTCGCGCACGGTCACCAGAGACGGCGGCAAGACTTGGCACGACACCACTTCGCCGCCATAGCGCAGTTTGCGAACGAACGCGTTGCCGTCCAAGCACAGCGACGCCACGATGTCGCTGATGAAGTCACGGCGGCTTCGGTTGGCGTCCGGTCGGTCGATGATGGACGTAAGCGTGTTGAGCTTCACGCCGCCGCGCATTTCGTGCAACGGCAAGCCGGCGATTGCGGTCTGGAGCACCTGAACGCCACGGAACACGGTGGACAGTTGCAGCGGGTCATACGCGGCCGTGCGGCTGGGCGGCATTATCTCGGCCGGCATGTCGTCCACGGCGGCCACGCCGCGCGTGATGATCTTGCCGGCGAAGCGTAGCCGCTGAAAAAAACCGAAGTCGTTCATGCGGCACATCATGCGTCCGAAGGCGCACCGATGGCGAGTGGCGCGCGCCATTGCCCGCCACAGTCCGCCACAGCCGTACATGGTCAGAATATTTGCAACGGCCCTTCGGGTTCGGGCCGGTGGGATACGCCCCACGCGGCAAGCATGGCGCTTTCCAGCGGCGAAGTCTGGCCGGTGCTGCCGCGCCTTGACACGCGCCAAGCGTCGCCGCTCCATGCGCGCGCGCTGTTCGCCGCGCTGGCGTCCAGCTCAGGGTCGGCGGCATGGCGCACGGTGCCGTTCTCAAGGCCGCTCACGAACGACTGGCCCACGCTGAGAAAATCGCCGGCTTGCATGTCCACGAAACGCACAACCGGGTCGCCGTTGATGTCGGCCAACGCCTTCAGCCGGTCGCACAAGTCGCTGTTCGGGCCGCGCGAGTCCATGCACAGGGGCGCGTCGTAGGTGGCGCACAGCCTGGTTATCTCATTGGGTGCCGCGCCGGTGCCGTCCAGCACCTTGAGCAACTGGACCGTTACCGTGCCGTCGTGTTCCTTGATGCCGGCGCTAATCGCCGTATGCGTGGCGTCCACGTCCACGGCGGCACCGAACACCACAGGCCGGCCGGCCAAGTCGCCGGGCGCTATCGGCTCGCAAGCGGTGGCGTCCCATAGGTCGGCGTTTATGACGCGCTCGGCTATGCCCACGTCGCGCCGGTTGGCGAAGGCTCGCGCCCAACCGGCCTTGTTGTCACCGAACTGCTGGCGGAAGTCGGCCAACTGGCGCAAGTCCCACAACAGGCCGGCGGCCGGGTGCCAGCGTGCCACGGCCTTGAGGTCTTCGGGGTCTTCGTCATCGGGCAAGCCGAAGTCGAACCACGCCGTGCGCTCGGGCACGTCGCCGGCGCGCAAGCCGTCCAACAGGCCGTTGAAGAACGTCGAAGCGGCCGTGCCTTCGGTCGATGTAATCCACATCTGTGGTTGCACGCCGGTGAAGCGCAAGCGGGTGTTCATGGTCGGCCCCAAGCCGTCCAAGATCATATAGCCGGCCTCTTCGGTAAGGCTAAACGCCTCGTCCAAAGTGAACTTGTCCATCTGCACGCCGTGGCCCGCAACCTTCGTGACGGCCAAAGGGCGTATGAAGCTGCCGTTGGCGAACCGCTGTTCCATGCCGCCGTTGCTCAGACGCGGCTTCATGGCCAGCGGGGCAAGCCGGCTAGAGTGCAATTGCTTCACATAGTCCTTGAAATGCTGTTCGGCGTCCTTGCCCGTCTGCGCCAAATAGTAAATCTTCCTATCTTTGCCCAACTGGGCGTTGCGCGTGTCCTCGGTGTCTATCAGCGTGGACTTTCCGCACTGGCGCGGCGTGGTAAGCACGATGGTGTCGTACCGATACGTTCCCGTCGTTTCGTCGATCTCGCCGGCCACGTCGGCAACGTAGCGTTGCCACGGCAACAACGGTTTGCCCAACAGTTCGGCGGTCTTCGCCACCACGCCGCCGTCGGTGCGGCGCGAGGGGTCGCGGCGCGTGCCGGCCCGCATACTCGGCGGCGTGGTCATGCCTTCGCCTCGGCCAAGTAGGCGGCCACGTCTTCGTCCACCTTCGGTTCCGGCGGGTACATGTCCTGAAGGCGCTGAACGTTGTCCAAGTACGTGTTCATGTTGCGGCTGATCTCCTTGCCGGCGTTGCGCTGTGTGTCGATGTTCTGGGCCAAGGACAACAGGCTGGCGCATAGCGTGGTGGCGAACGGGTCAAGGTCGCCGCCCGAACGCTCGGTAAGGCTCTCGATCAGCCGACGGGTGGCCTTTTCCTGTTGCCCGACGTGCCGGCCGACGGTATCGTCGAAAATGTCGAACGTGTTTTGGCTCATTTATCCGTATCCTTTCTTTTCCTTGATGTTCCAACGTTTTCGTGCCGTTTTTCCTCCCGTGTTGGGGGGAGAAAAAACTGGGCGCGGGGTCTTTCCCGGCGCCGCGAGTTTAAAAAATCACCATTCCGGGCGCGATGAAGGCACCGAAGATGGCATGGAGCGCAAGCCAAGGGCCGCGAGTCGCTGGCGGCGGGCCGCTTGCCTCGCGTCTATCGTCTCTTGCGACAGGTGGAGGGCGTACCACTGGCGCACCAGCTGCCGGTACATGTCGTTACGTGCCCGTGCCATGCTCTCGGCATAGCCGGGGTCTAGCACCTGTATGTCGTAGTCCAGCGCTATCCACTCGGCCAGCATCTGCGGGTGCTTGCGGCTGGCTGGTATGGTGCGCACCAGCCACACGTCCAACGGCGCGCGGCTCTTGGCGAACTGGCGGTAGGCGGCAGACCATGCCATAGCCACGGCCCGCCGCTGCTCCATGTCCGCTTCGTCCACGCGCATGGCGGCGGCCAGCGAAGCCCACGACACAACCGGGTCGCTTGGCTTCGCGTGCTGGGCTATGTAGTCCACGGCCTCCCGGTCGCATGAGCCGGGCGGGCACACGATCATGTGCAAGCGGCAGCCATAGCCATACAGCACGCGGTCTTGCCGCGAAGCGTTGCAATGCTTGCACGCGCGGCGTAGGTTCGGCACGGTGTCCTTGCCGCCATGCGCATGTGGCACTATATGGTCGTCTTCGGTGCCCACTTTCGTGCAGCCGGGCAGCTCCAACCAACAGTCGTTGCCCCACGCCGCTATCTCGGCCGAACGGATTGACGGGGCGACTACTTGCCTACGCGGCACTCTGGGCCGCCTTGCGCTTGCGCTGCGCTACGAACATGTCCAAGTCCGACAACTCATACAGCACTGGGCAGTTGGGAGCGTCCGTGGGCCGGTAGAACACCGGGCCGTAATGTTCGCCGCGCCACTTGCGCAACAGGCTTTCACTCACGCCCAGATATAGGGCCGCCTGTTTGGCCGTGAGCTTCGCACGTGGGTTCACAGCACACCAACCCAAGCCTTGAGCGATGTCAACAACTCGGCACGGTCGAACATCTGCACACTTCCGCGCCTCTCGGGTTTGCCCAAGATGCCGTCGCTGATAAGCTGCTGCATCACATGGTTGCCGCTAGGGTCGGCCGTCGGTGCGATCTTGTTCAGTCGAAGCAGACTGATGGCAAGGGAACGCGCAATGGTGTCCGCTCCAACAGTGTCATGCTCCAATTGCCTGATATTCCATCGAATGGCGTTCTTGATGTCCTTCGTGCGCTGGGCCTTGTTCTTCGGCACCGTCCTCTTGGCACGTCGGCGGTTTGTTGGTTTGTAATCGACCGAATAACCCATGTCTCGAACCTCGTTTCATATTGTGGGTAAGTGGATAAGAACTGTGGATAAGTGGATAAGAATTGTGGATGATGTGCCCTTCGGGTGGTGGGGCGTTAGAGCGGGGAACCCAGCCAGGAAAACACAAGATTGCTCAAGTGTTTTCCGGGTTAGGGTTCGCCATGCAAGGTTGCTTCGTAACGGAGCCGCGCCGTCGCATAGGTCAGCGGCCGAAGCCGCGCGCAAGGTCTCGCCGCATAGCCCGGCACGCATGCCGGCGATGGTCCCCAGTTGCGCCCGAACAAGACGCCATGAAGCGATCTGTTAAACCCGCATAGCTCCCCGCTGGGGCCGTGGTAACCACCCGGCATTCCGGGTGTGTTTGTAACGCGCTGGGCAAGGCGCGGCCGGGTGCTTTATCACGCCTCACCAGCAACCGACCTTCGGCTGGGTCAAGGGCTATGAAGTTATCGGATGCCGTCAGTCGTCGTTGAGGAAATCATCCAGAAGGACGATCGAGAGCACCAGCCCCAGCATGAACAACACGAAGGGGCTGAGCAGAATCAGAAGAACGATCTGGATGAAACGTTTCACTGCTCGAAGCATCGCGCTATCTGCCTTTCCAAGTCCTCAAGCTCGACGCCGTTGAACGGGACGCGCACCGTCATGCCGTCCTCCGTCTCGACGATCAGCTCGAAGAAGCAATGCCGTTTGCCGTCCACTCGCTTGACTGTGACGCTCATTCCTGGGCTCCTTCCCATTCACGACGGGCACGCCTAGCGTGCGTCATCGCCTTGTTGATCGCGCCCTTCATCGCCTGAAGGTCGCCAATGTCCAAGCCATCGAACCCGAACGTGCTTCCGGCCACCTTGATGCGGCAGGCGAAGCGGTAGGGATTGCCGCCGGTGCATTCCGACGGGTCGATGTCCTGCACCTGGAAGTAATTGCTGGTGCATTCCGGATTGAAAACGCTCATTTCACTGCTCCTTGATTCATGGATGGACGGTTAGGCTCCTTCCTCCGCAGCGATAGGCTTGTAATCGCACAAACCAAACCTTTCAAACAACGAAGGAAGGAAGAACAATGAGCGACGAAACCACATTCGACTTCGCCCTTTACCTGGGAACGACCACGCCGCTTACCATCACCGGTGCGACGGCCTCCACGGTCAGTGAACTCTCCGAACGTCTGAAGTCCGGTGACAGCTTCATCCAGACCGTCAGGTTTCCCGACATGAGCATCCACGCCATCACCATCAACCCCAAGGCCGTCCCGTGGTGGCAGATCGACGCTGGCGACGTCGTGCTTCCTATGCAGATCTTCTAACGCCGCTGGATCGTCGAGCGTGGCCATGACACCACGCTTGACAATCGCGGCCTGCTCTGACGTCAACGCCTGATTATGGATGTACACGGCGCGCGCATTAAGGACGATGCAACCCTCGCCGACAATCCTCACCGATTCAGCCGATACGACGGCAACAGCACCCGAAGCGTCATGAATCAGCATCATTTCACCTCCAACGGAGCTCGCCCAAGGAGCACATCGGCGCTGACATGCAAAAGTTCGGCAAGCTCGTTTATTTCATTCGCGCTGAAAGCGATTCGGCCAGTGCATTTCTGCGAGACCGTGGACCGTGAGCAGCGCAATGTTTCAGCGACTTCTGCCTGTGTCAGGCCATTGAGCCCCATGAGACGTTTGACCTTTTCACCTACAGTGGGCGAATCTACTAAAATGTTTGTCACACTCACATCTAACCACGAATATAGTTAGACCTGCTCGTTCGGCGTGTCGTGTTCTATCTTTTTGTTAGTTTCGCTAAACTTATGTGCTATGACAACAGCAACAATCAGCCCTAAGGTCGCAGCTCAGGCCGAATCTGTCAGTTTGCAGGATATAGTCACGCGAAACATGAAAGTGGCCATGACTCTTCGCAATGTCAAACAAAAGGATCTGGCGAACGCTCTTGGTGTCGATAGGTCTTCGATTTCACAGAAGATGACTAGGCGAGTGGCATGGAGCCTTGAAGATATAGAAAAAGCCTCGGACTTCCTTCATGTGAAGCCCGAGGCGTTGGTAGCGGGGCATGGATTTGAACCATGGACCTCTGGGTTATGA